GCTTTCAATCAATTTAAGAAAGACTTTTCTGAAACATATGCCGGAGTGGCTAATTCTAACAAAATCATGTTCCTGAATGGAAATTCAAAATTTGAAAAGCTGGTTAATAATCCCAATGATAGCCAGGCGCTTGAATCCAGAAATGCCCAGGTATACGAAATATGCCGGATCATGGGGGTTACGCCGTTCAAGGTATTTGAATATGGCCGGGCAACATACAACAACATTGAACAAGTAAATATCGAGTTTGTACAGGAATCACTTAACCCCATGTGCGTCAGAATAGAACAGACAATAAAAAGGGACTTGATTGCACCTTGGATGCGACAGAGCATGTACTCCAAGTTTTCCATGGACGGATTGCTCCGCGGGGATACGGCGGCAAGGACGACGTATTTTAACATAATGAGGCAGAACGGTATTATGAATGCCAACGATATTCGGGAAAAAGAGGACATGAATATGATATCCGCCGAAGAAGGCGGTAACGCATATTTATGTAACGGAAACATGATTGGGTTGAAGTCTGCTATGAACGCGCAACCCAAATCAGCACAGAAAGGCGGTAACGCATGAAGCGCTTAAATATCGATGGTTATATCATCGATGAAATGGATCGATGGCTGTACGACCTGCTTGAAATTCCTTATCTGACGCTCACAAAAATGCGGGCGTTTTTAGTTGATGCTGAAGACGACGATATCGAACTTTGGATCAATTGTTTTGGTGGCGACGTTTGGACAGCTGCTTCGATGTATGCAGAACTTCGCGGATACGCTGGGAATTCGATGGCGAAGATAGTCGGAATATCTGCCTCCGCATCGTCATTTGTAATGCTTGGTTGTGAAAAAGTCATTGCATCACCGATGGCATCGATCATGATTCACAACGCACAAACCGGAGCGCAAGGTGATTACCGGACCATGCAACACACCGCTGAAATGCTTAAGCAGACGGACGAAACGATCAGAAACGCTTATGAGATTAAAACAGGGAAAAGCCGGGACTACCTCAAGGAATATATGGACAACGAGACGTGGTTGTCTCCTCAAGACGCGCTTTCAATTGGAGTTGTTGATGAAATCGAATTGAAAGATGGCGAAACCCTGACAGAACCAAAGTCTTCCATGCTTTTGCCGGTGCGAATGTCAAACTGCTTCAGCCCGGGGAAAATGCACCAACTGGCCGAACGGATGGCCGAAAAACAACCGGAGCAGCCAGAACAACCGATTGACAGCGGGGACGTAAGTCGGCCCGTATCAGAAATATTGTCAGAACAACGATCCAGATTCCTGAACATCCGCAAAAAAATATACCAATAAGGAGACGAAGAAGATGACTATTCTTGAGATGAAACAAAAAAAGGCCGAAGTCACCGCCTCAATCCGCGCACACATGGACAAATTCAGCGAAACTGAAATGGGCGCAGAAGATCAATCCGCTCTGTCGAAAATGGAAGCTGATTTTGACAGAATTGAAAATCAAATAATTGCTGAGGAGAGGCAATTATCCCGCGAACGCGCTCTCGGCGAGACTCAGAACCCGGCAGATCCAGCCGCCGCCCCTAATGCCAGACTGGATGCCTTTCGCAATCATCTGATGACCGGAACTGCGCAGACCCTTTCTGCGTACAATGCTCTGTCGATGGACAATCCAACCCAGGCTGGTTATCTGATTGCTCCGGAACAATTTGTTTCTGAGCTGATCAAAGGTATTGACGACATGACCTTTATCCGCAAAAAAGCAAAGGTTTTGCCAGCACTGAAGGGCGCTCATTCCCTTGGCTATCCCACCCGCACTGCTCGCATGGGTGCTGCGGTCTGGGGCACTGAACTGGCCGACCCGTCGCCGGATACAACCCTGGCTTTTGGGAAAAAGGAATTCAAGCCGAACCCGGCCACGGCTGAAATTTTGCTGTCTGATACGCTGGTCAGGAACTATCCCGGCGCTGATAGCCTGATCCGTGATGAATTGGCTTATGTGTTTGCTTCTTTAGAAGAAACAGCGCACATGACCGGTGATGGCGTCGGAAAACCGCTGGGTCTGTTTACCGCATCAGCTGATGGAATTCCCGTCGCACGTGACGTTGCTACTGGAAACACAGCAACCGAAATCAAGTTTGATGGCCTGATGGAAGCAAAATACTCGGTCAAAGCCCAGTATCAGCCTGGCTGTGAATGGATCTTCCACCGTACCGGCGTGAAGCAGCTGGCGAAGCTGAAAAACAGCGATGGCCAGTACATTTGGCAGCCTTCCGTGGTTCTTGGAACACCTGATCTGCTGCTTGGCAAACCGGTGAACAGCTCCGAGTTCGCCCCCTCAACCTTTGCCGCCAACCAATACGTTGGACTGTTTGGTGATCTCAAGTACTTCTGGATTGTTGACAGTCTGGCTCTCCGGATTCAGGTCCTGACCGAACTGTATGCGAGAACCAACCAGATTGACTACATCGCCCGTATGGAAACGGACGCTCAGCCGGTTCTTGCTGAAGCCTTTGCCCGTGTGAAGTTGGGCGCGTAATCAACCGGGCAGGTCGGTGGAGTTACCGGCCTGCCATTTCCCTTAAAGGAGGGCATTTTCATGATCGAATCTATCTTGAAAGAAACCGTAATTAGCAAAACTTCCGTTGCTGCCGTTGCCGCTGTCGATGATATCACCGATGGCACCATTATCGACCTGCAGGGCTTTGACAGTGTTTGTTTCATCGCAATTCTTGGTGAAGTCACTGCTGCTGCCGTCGTTACGCTGAAAGCTTTATGCGGAGACGCTGCAGCTTTGGGTGACGGGGCGTATAAATCGACGACCGCAACGGTAACAGCTGTTGCAAACGACACTGATAATAACCTGCTTGTTTTGGATGTCATTCGCCCCGGCAAGCGCTATGTTCGCGCCGATCTGGTCCGCGATACCCAGAATGCCGTTGTAGATAGCATTATTGCTATCAAATACAACGCCCGTACCATCCCAACGATTCAGGGCGACGATGTTGCAGACAATGATGTGTCTGTAAATTAATCTAAGCGGCCCGGGAATAAAACACCGGGCTGACTTTATGAAAAAGGAGCTGTAATAATATGATTCCTGATGGATATAACACTTATCCGATCCCCGAGATCATCGGTACCAACGATGCCGACAACAACTTTGATTCATCGCTGGTTTCACCAAATGCCGACGGTTCGGTTTTTGAGAGGCTTGAGGAAATCAAATCCAACCAGTCCAGATGCGTTAGTCTTGGTCAGGCAGCTGCATCCCTGACAGGCACAGCAACCAAGTTTACTGTTTCAGGTTTGGTCGCAATTAAACACATCGGCATGCTGATCACAACCGCGCTTCCTGCCGGGGCCAACACTCTGAAATTCTCAGTTACTCCGACTGGTGGAGCTGCCACAGACCTGTGTGCCGCTACAGATACCGCATCGGCCGCGAAGAACCAGCTGTTTCTGGTCGATGGCGTCAAAGCAACAGCACTGGTTAAAACAACCGACCCTGGGATTGGTGTTTTTGCCAATGAGCATATGCCGATCATCGTTGGCCCTGGCGTCATTCAGACCATTTTCAGCGCGGGTGCTCCGGCTACTGGTGCTGCGACATTGTTTGTCGAGTATGAACCACTAATTGCTGGATCACTGATCGTTTAATTAACCGGGGGCGGTCAGAAATGGCCGCCCTTACCATTGGAGGTGAAACATGAGCGGACGGCTTAAATTGATTACCGGACCGGTTGGAGAACCGGTCTTGCCGGAAGATGTGCGACTTTATGGCCGCATTTCGTCCGATGTGACCGACGCCACGTTGAATCTTCTGATAGCGTCGGCAAGGCAGGAGGCTGAGGGATACCAAAATCGAGCATATATCGCTCAAACGTGGGAACTTGTTTTCGATTCGTTTCCAATCTGCCCGATTAGGATCCCGCTTCCTCCGCTTATTTCGCTGGTATCGGTCGCAATAACGGACATTTCCGGAACGGTCACGGCCATGTCATTGACAGATTTTATCGTTGATTCTTCTGGCGCAAACGGCTCAATTAATTTGAAATATGGCAAAAACTGGCCGTCTGTCATCCCAGAATATGCGGGGGTGGTTATTCGGTTTACGGCTGGATACGGCGATTCAGACTTTGTTGTTCCGGACAGGGTTAAAACTGCAATTATACTTGGTGCCGTGTATCGTTATGACAACCCAGGCGGCCCAATGCCGGACGCGTTTTTTATGGAGTTGGATCTCGATAAAATCCAGACGGTTTGAGGTGGTTGTGATGGATGCTGGAAAACTAACACACCTGATCACAATCCAAAAAAAGACAGTCACCCAGGACGATGAGCTCAACCCAATCGAGACATGGGCTGACTGGAAAACACCTTGGGCAGAACCGCTTAATGAAACCAGTCGAGAGGTCTACCGACTTAAAACGGAGAATCCAGAGGTAACGAGAGTATTCCGGATTCGATATTTAGTTGGCATCACCGCGTATCAAAGGATCAAATTTGGTGGGGATTATTACGAAATAATCGGTAAACCAATTAACGAAGGTGAACGGAACGCATCTCTGCTCATAACTTGCAAGGGGGTGACCTGATGCCAATCGAGCTTGAGGGCATGGAAAAGATGATGGTCAGAATCAGTAATGCCGGGATGAGCGTGCAGAAGGTTAAGAGAAAAGCCATTATCGCCGGGGCCGAGGTACTTAGAAAAGAAATCGCAGCGAACGCCCCTAAAAGCAATCTGAGCAAAGAGCACATGAAAGACAATATTATCATTTCTGGCGTGAAAACAGAAAATGGCGAAGATTATGTCGATACTGGCCCTGCAGAAGAGTTTTACTATGCGCCCATGGTTGAGCACGGAACATCAAAAATGAAAGAACAGCCATTTGTCGAGCCAGCGTTTTTAAGCAAAAAGGACGAGGCACTTGAAGCAATGGCCGCTGTAGTGAGGGAGGCGATATTGGGTGTATAACGGCAAGCCTATTGTGGCTGCAGGATTGTCTACAGATGCTCAATTGATAGCTGTAATTCCCAA